AATGTACTGTATGCTTGATAAGGTTTTGCTAATCCTAAAGCTCCCGCTATAGGACCTGCCACAAAAGGTAAAGCAATTTTTGCTGCAGTCTTTAAACCCCTGCCTATTTGAGATAAAATTCCTGTGTTTGTGTTTTTGGCTGTAGTAAATAGATCGTCTCTAGCGTCTACATAAGGACCTTGAAAAGGAGCAGGTTTAAAAGCAAATTCTTTTTCTTTCATTGTTAGTGTAGGCGACACGTATAAATTGTCTCCATCGTCATCGTCGTCTTCAAACCCACCTTCTGGATCTGCTGTTTTCATAACGTTAGTTGCGTAGTCTGTTAGGTCATCTTGAATGTCATCACCATCACCTTCAAATCCACCACCAACACTTGCTGTGCTTCCAACGTTAGTTGCATAATTTGTTAAATCATCTTGTACGCTATAAGAAGGTGCAGGTGCAGGTGAATAAGATACCTCGTTATAATAATCATTGTTGTCTCCGTCATCACTACCACTAGGTCCGTCTCCTCCTCGACCATCACTTCCAGCCATTCCGCCGGGTTCAAATCCTACTCGTTTTCCGCTAAAATATATTTTTCTTTTCTTTTTCTTTTTCTTTATTTTATCTATTCCCATTATCTTCTTCCATCTGGTTGTATATCTAATCTAAATGTACCTAATCTCCAAAACTGACTTGTACTTGTGTTAGCTACTTTTAAAGATATAGATCTTGCTCTAGCACGTGTATCAATTTTTTGTGTACCACTTGAAATAGTAAACGGTCCTAAGGTAGAACTAGCTTGTGTATCATTTGGGAAATCTCTTAAATTTAAAGTTACTACAGAGTCTCCTGTTTGTGATAAAAAGTCTGGTATCACTCTTCTTATTTTCATCATAAACTCACCATCGCCATCTAACCCTTGTTGACCTATATCAAAATCTCCTGATTCTATGTTAGCTGCAATAGCAGTTGTCTGACCTTCTTTAACTTGATCTGTTCCTGTTTCATGTTCATAGTATGTTGATGTGCCATCAGTGCATCCTATAACGTGGTCTTTGCTTGTTGAAGGTGTTGTGCCATCTGCATTGTATTCTGATGCATGGGGTTTACCAAATACAGCAGAGTCTTGCCATGCTGTTCTTGCTAATGTTCCTGTAGTCCATACAGGTCTTTGTGGTGAAGAATCTATGTAGTTATAAGATACCATTCTATTTACAACTCCTGATGCTGCGTTAGGATAGAACCACATTACTTCGCCAAACAAATTGTTTAGTCCAGCATTAATATGTTCTTTAGGTGTAGTGTTAATATCGTCATAAACAAAATCTTCTACTAAACAATCTAAAGATTCTAGTTTACCTGTGTATCTAAAGAAACCATTTTCTGACATCCAATATGCAGAACCATCAACTTCAACAGCTGCATTCTTACCTATCAATCCACAGTTTGTACCTACTTGTTGGAATGAGAAAGTAAAAGGTGCGCCTACAAATTTCATAATAAACAATGCTGTGTCTGTCCAAATATAAGTAACATCTCTACCTCTAAGTGCTCCTACAATTCTTGAGCCATCAGAAATTCGTTGTGTACCTGCTGTGTTAGTTGCTGTTGGTGTGTAAGTATTAATATCTTCTTGAGAAGAAAATCTTATAAACATTTCGTCTTGTGTAGACTTTGTACCAATAGTTGTTTCTGTTCCAAAAAATACTAAGTGTCTATCCGGTGCAGATACAATCATACTTCTAGAAGCTGTAGGTGCTCCTGTTACAATAGCAGCTCTAGTGCTTGTTGCGTTAGTTGCATTACCATTCCAAGAAAAAGTTTCTCCGTTAAATATAGAAGCAAGTAAAGTATTACCAAAATTATCTAATGTCCATAAACCTGGATCTGTAACAATATCTCCTGATGCTGCAGCGTTCCATGCAAAAAATTCAGATGCATCGGTTACAGTTGCTCCTGATGAGTGAACAGCTGCTGTAGTTCCTGAAGCTCCTCTTGTTAAACCAGATAATGTACCACCACTGTTTCCAGTGTAAGTAATAAGTTCACTGCCAATTAATACCGTTCCTGATGATCCAAAAGAAGTTGAGCTTGCCATTGCTAAACTTGTGACTGAAGCGTTAATGCCTGAAGATAATGTTGAAGTAAATTGTCCAGTCTTAAAACCACTCCAAGGTCCTAGTCCCCAACCTGTTGATGCAACCTCTGCTGCAGGACCTATTGAAAAATAATGTTTTACTCTTATACCACCAGATGTTGTAGCTCCTGATCCACTTTCGTTAGAAGCTAAAGTTATTGTTATTGTTGTATTTGTAGGAATAGAAGTAACTTGAAATCTATTGTTATCAAAATTATCAGAATTAAAATTAGAATTAGTTATACCTGTAAAACTATCACATAAAATAATATCACCTTTGTTAATATTATGGGCTGATGCAAAAGTTATAGTTACAACTGCTGATCCATTAGTTGTAGAAAAAGCACTTGTTAAAGTTGTTGTAGATTTAAGAGGTGTAATATCATAAAATATACCACCAGAATAAACGTACAACATTCTGTTTGTACCTAGCGCTGCATACTTAATACCTGATGTATTTATAAAATGGTGAATAGCTGTATTACGACCTGTAATATCAACAGAACCTAGTTGTGCCCAACCGCCTATCTTCTCTGGTGTTCCGTATCTAAATCTAACATTATCGCCTGCAACCCATTGGCTCTCGCCTCCAGTTGCGGTAACTTGTTTATTGAATCCAGGTGCAAATTTAACTTTTTGTAACATATGTATTATAGATTATATTAAAGTGCGTTGTGAATCAACGAGTTTTGGGTATACCCAACATAGGTCTTTTATCATACAAATTGGACTTTGCAAAGGGTCCATTTGCATGATTGTAGTGTAAGAACACTTGTCCGCATAACTTACCTTGGAAAGGTTCTCTCCAATGCTCTAGTTCGCAACCTGAGTATATAAGCATATCTCCTGGCTTTAAGTCAACTCTTATTCCTTTAGGTGCATCAGGTTTCATAACTCCTTTATATTCGTCTATGACGTTGTTAGACCCCGTAGGATCTATAAATATTGGCCATGGATCACCACCTAAATTAAGTGTTGTTGATATCTCACAGCTAGGTCTATCCTTATGTCTGTTCAATATATTACCTGTTCTATATAATCTTGTGTAAGAATAGGTAGGTATTAAATCTAAATTTGTTTTAGCTTTCATTACAGGTATGGTTTTAACAAGTAACGTTTCCATTAATCTATCTGCATACTTTGCATAGGATCCTGGTACTTGTTTATCGTGAAAGTTTCCAACTAACCAATTACCTGAATGCGTAACATAGTTTTCTAACATCCAATGGTCTGCTTCTGCTGATATTTGTAAATAAGAATAGGCTATGTCTGCTAGTTCTTTGGATATAGCACTTTTAATAACTTGGTATTTATTTTTTTTAAAACTCATTTTTGTATAAAATTATAAGACACTGATATACGCCAATTCTTTTCACCTTTTTCTGTGTTCATATTTATATCTACGCCGTGTGGTTGCCATGATGGAAAGAAAATCATTCTACCTTCAATAGCTTCATAAGCACATACTCTCCACAATTGTTCAGGAAGATTGTCTGTACGTCTTGGCATATATGTATTAGGTCCTGGTCTAGGATCTTCTAAAAATAATTTACCAGAGTTCTTAGGAACTTTTATATAATACACACCCGACCATAATGAGTTAGGATGTGTATGTGTTTTATTGTAGGAATAAGTAGGACTTACATTAGCCCACATATTTCCTAATCCTAGTTTAGGTGCAATACCATAATCTTTATTACACTCTTCAGCCATTTTAAATAACTCTTGTGTAAGAGGATTATACTCTTTCTTTTGATTCATATCTGTTGGACTGTGCCAACCAAATCCAGAATTAGTTTTTATCTCACCTTTTGGCTCAGCTTTCTTCCATGCTTTAATATGTTTAAATAAATATTTATTTAACTCTTTAGCGTTAGGTATATCTTTAAAATAAATAGGAGTTGGAAATAATACTTTTCTTTGTAGTTGACTCATTTAAAAGGTTGTCCTCCAAACCACATAACTAAAGACCTCCTAATACCTTTTTTAACAGGAGCCACTCGATGCCTGATAAAAGATGCAAAGAATATAGCTTGACCTTGTTTAAGAGCAGGCATTTTATTTTTTTCCATAAACTCTAAATCACCACCTGTAAATGCAGATGGATCAGATAATAAACACGTC